CACATCATTGATTATTTTGCAATAAGTGGTGCAAACATTGCAGAAATAGCTAAAATAGTCGTAGAAAAGCCGTATAAATACGCAAAACATTACTTACCGCACGATGCAAGGGCTAAAACTCTAGCAGCAGCGGGTAAGTCAGTTATTGAGCAATTGAGTGAGTATTTAGGCATCAACAATATGGCTATCGTGCCTGACTTGTCGGTGCAAGACGGGATTCAGGCGGTACGTCAAATGCTGCCGCAATGTTGGTTTGATAGCGAACGAACGCACGATGGGCTAGAGGCACTTAGGCAATATCAGCGGGAATACGACGAGGACAAGAAAGCATTTAGGCAAACGCCCAGGCATGATTGGACAAGCCACCCAGCAGATGCGTTCCGAATGTTGGCAATTGCTTGGAGGCTAGAGCCAAAGGTCAAGCAGCCAGACATGGTTAAGCCGTTGATTGTTGGGCCTGAAAACACAGTAACTTTGAATGATATGTGGGCAACCCACACCACTAACCGGAGTAGAAGATTATGAGCGGCGTACCACAACCTTATGAATATCAATACGAACACGTTGCAGCAAGTCAGACCGCACAAGTTTTAGGCGGCACAGGCGCAGTTGGTGACTATTTACATCGTTTAATTTGTACTGTTGCCACAGCTGCAACAGGTGGCGTTACCATCGTCGATGGCTCATTCTCGCACGTTCTTTTGCCAGCAATAGCGGGAACAGGCGTTAACGTCTACAACATTGAAGTAAACGCTATTTCTCGCACTGGGCCGTGGAAGGTCACAACTGGCGCAGGCGTAGAAGTAATAGCTGTTGGCATTTTCAGCGCATGATCGTAGCGAGCGTATTGCGGTCAGGCGGTGATTTTAAGCCTGAACACGTCTATGCGCTGCAAAAGATGTGCGCTAAGTATCTGCCACCGCATGAGTTTGTGTGTTTATCAGACGTTGAGATAGAGTGCAAAACCATCCCTTTGATGCATGATTGGGTTGGTTGGTGGGCAAAGATGGAGTTGTTTCGGCTACCGAGTGCGCTGTATTTTGACTTAGACACGGTGCTAACTGGTGACTGTACGGTAATGATCGAGGCGGCAAAACAACATGATTTCGTGATTATGCGTGATGTTTATCGGGGTCAATACAACCCGAAAGCCATGCAATCAAGCATGATGTATTGGTCGAAACCTGTTGATTTGTACGATAAGTTTGCTGCATTACAGATGTATACGGCGGGTGGTGACCAGGCTTACATTGAACACTTTATGCGGGACAAAGTGACGTACTGGCAGGACATTTGTGATGGAATTGTTAGCTTTAAGGCTGATGTGCTGCTCAAAGGGGTAGACGATGCCAAGGTTGTGATATTCCACGGAAAACCTAGACCGTGGGAACAAACAAGGATACCGTATGAAATTGGTTGAAGGCTGGCAAGTTCCCGATATTGACGAGTGCTGCATTAACGCACTCTTGGTCGAGCTACTAGACTTAAATGTGAGCTATACCCATTTAAACCAGTTTCGCACAGTCATTCAGGCCGGTGGCAATATTGGTGTTTATCCCGCTACGATGGCAGGGCAATTTGAGCGTGTAATTACAGTCGAGCCTGATTTAACCAATTACCAAGCGTTACTGCTAAACGTTGCAGGCCGTGACAACATAGAGCATCATTGGGCTGCATTTGGTGACAAAATTGGCACAGCGTCAGTCGATCACCCATACCCTGAGAACATTGGGGCGCATCAGTTAAAAGCAGGCAAGGATGTGCAAGTTATACCAATTGATGCCTTAGAGGTGGATGATTGGGATTTTATCCAATTAGACATTGAAGGTTACGAGCATCTAGCCATATTGGGCGCTAAACAAACAATTAAGAGAACGTATCCGGTTATCACTCTTGAGCTGAAAGGCTTGGGCAGTCGTTATGGATACACCGACGAGGACACAATCAACCTACTCCAAGATTGGGGATACGAGATTGTCGGGCGGGTAAACCGTGACGTAATTTTTGCGAGATACTAAGATGGAAGCATTGACTGGTGTTCAAAAGTGGCTAAATGTAATTAGCCAATACGACAATGAGTTCAAGAAATGGGAAGCTCGCACAAATAAGATTGTGAGGCGCTACCGTGATGACAACCGCAATCAGAACACGAACGAAACCGCTAAATTCAACATTCTGTGGTCTAACGTACAGACGTTGATCCCTGCGGTATATGCCAGGTTGCCAAAGGCTGATGTATCTCGACGTTTTGGGGATAATGACCCAGTTGCCCGTGTTGCCAGCCAATTGATCGAACGTGCCTTGGACTTTGAGATCGAGCATTACACCGATTTCAGATCGACCATGAAACACGCAGTTGAGGACAGGTTCTTGGGTGGTCGAGGCGTGGCATGGGTACGCTACGAGCCGCACGTTCGGGCGCAAGATGAACCCGAAGATGGTTACCAAATTACTGAGGACGTTGACGAGCCTAACCAAGAAAGCGATCAGCAAGTAAAGACAGCCATGACACTTGATGGCGCTATGGGTGAGGAAGTCGAGCCACAAGAGGAAATTGAGTACGAGTGTGCGCCTACCGATTACGTTCATTGGAAAGACTTTGGTCACTCTGTAGCTAGAACATGGGAAGAAGTCACTCAAGTTTGGCGCTGGGTGTACATGACCAAAGACAGCCTAATCGAACGCTTTGGTGAGGAAACGGCTAAATCTATCCCGTTGGACGCAGGACCTGAAACCAATAAACAGTATTCGACACAATCCAAAGACTTCACACGGGCTAAGATTTGTGAGCTGTGGGACAAAGAAAGCGGCAAGGTGTACTGGATTAGCAAAAGTTGCCCAAACATTCTTGACGAACGTGACGATCCGCTAGAGCTTGAGAACTTCTTTCCGTGTGCCAAACCTTTGTACGCCACGATGACGAGCGACACGCTTGTGCCTGTGCCTGACTTTGTGCTGTATCAAGACCAAGCGACAGACTTAGACATTTTGACTGACCGCATTGACGGGTTGGTTAAGGCGTTGCGTGTTCGTGGGGTTTATGACGCATCACAACCCACATTGCAGCGTCTTTTGACTGAGGGCGATAACAACACATTGATTCCAGTAGATAAGTGGATGGCGTTTTCGGAAAAAGGTGGATTAAAAGGGTCGATTGACTTGTTGCCAATTGATGTGATGGCGGCAACGCTCATGCAATGCTATCGAGCAATGAATGAAATCAAAACCCAAATCTATGAAATCACAGGTATTAGTGACATTATTCGGGGACAGGGACAAGCATCTGAAACCGCTACGGCACAACAGATTAAGGGTCAGTATGCAGGATTGCGCTTGCGCTCGATGCAAGAAGATGTTGCCTTGTTTGCGAGTGAGTTATTCCAGTTAAAAGCCCAAGTCATTTGCACTAAGTTTCAACCCACAACAATCCTTATGTACGCTGCCGCACAAGGTATGCAGCCGGCAGATCAGGCGCTTATTCCGCAAGCCTTGCAGTTAATCCAAGACAAACCGCTACGCTCGTTCCGTATCCAAGTGGATTCAGATAGCCTGGTGCAGATCGACGAGAACCAAAACAAACGTGAGCGAGTTGAGTTCTTGCAAGCAATGGGTGGGTTTTTGACGCAAGCGTTGCCAATGGGTCAGCAAGCGCCAGAGTTAGTGCCTATGTTGATCGAATTGGTTAAGTTTGGCGTTCACGCATACAAAAAAGCTGAACCAATTGAGGGCATGATTGACCAAGCAATGCAACAGTTGCAGATGAAACAGCAGCAAGCCGCACAGCAGCCACCACCGCCAAACCCTGAAGTCATGAAGATGCAGGCAGAGCAGCAGTTTGAGCAGATGAAGATGCAAGCTCAAGCCCAAAATGAACAGATGAAAATGCAGGCCACGGCGCAGGCTGAACAACTGAGGGCGCAAGCCGATATTCAAGTTGCTCAAGCCAAAGCGCAGGCTGATGTGCAGATGCATCAAATGAAACTGCAAGCAGATGCTCAACTTGAGGCGCAAAAACAACAGTATATGCAGGCAATGGAACAAGCCAAGTTGCAAGCTGCCGAACAGTTAGAGAAATGGAAAACTGAGCTAGAGTCTGCAACCAAGATTATGGTGGCTAGGATTGGGGCAAACCCAGGCTTAGACTTGCCGTTACTTGAGGCGCAAGAGGCTGCAAGCACCAAGATTGCCGCAGAACTGGGTGACAATGTGACGCAAGCAATGAACCGTATGGTGCAGATGCACGACAACATGAGCAATATGCACAACACCGCAATGGATAAAATCAACGGTGTGATGACTGTTATTACAGCGCCTAAGAAGATTATCCGTGGCGCAGACGGGAGAGCCGCTGGGGTTGAGCTTGCATGAACGGGTATTGGGACACCGGAACGTGGGACGTTGCCACATGGGACTATGTACCTGTCCTAATTGACGTTGACACCCACGATGGCGTTGACCGCAAGAGAAAGGAAGAAGAACACCGCAGGGCAGAGGCAGCAAAGGCAAAAGCAAGGCGAGATGAGGTTATTGCATTATTTGAGCAAATAGTAGAGGGTAAACCAAGGATTGCAAAGGAAATTGCAGAACCGTTTGTCATTGAGGCTACAGCCCAAGCGCCAGCGGTTATTAATTACGATGCAATGTTGGCTGATTTAGAACGGGTAAATCGGATTTACAACGAACACATAGAAATGGATGATGAGGACGTTATAGCTCTGTTATGAAAAAAACTTACATATACGTTAATGGCGAACTGGTTGAAAAAGGCTCAAAAGAACATTACGAGAGCTTAGGCCCAATGGTGATGCCTGACATTCAGCCTTACCAATCCATGATTGACGGTTCAATGATTACAAGCCGTTCGGTGCATCGTGAGCACCTTAGACAGCATAATTGCTTTGAGGTTGGAAACGAGAAGATGGAAAGCAAGCCACCAATAATTAAAGACACACGCAGAGAAGTCATGCGGCAGCAACTGGCTAACATGACGCATAAGCAAGCTAATCAAATTCTTTCACAACTACGCCGTAAATTTACCTAAAAGGGGTATGCAATTGGAAAATACTGAACAGCCAGATCGTCGAGAATTACTGTCACAGCAGTTCGATGAGGTTCAGAATGAA